TTAGAATGGCAAATCATCTTGCGGGGATAATCCCGGAGCTTCCGCAATCTGTTCCGGTGTGGGGCTGCTCTGAACGGGCTTATATTCCTTGAAATCTCCAAAAATATACTGTATGCCTTCTTTGCGTTCTTCTTGTTTTGGGGCACAAGTAATAAAATGGGTATGCCCAAACTGTGAAGGTTCCTTGCGTTCGATAACCGCCACATTTAAATAAATTTTCTCTTTCCCGTCTTTGCAGATTACTTTCTTCATTTGCTCACGGGGAATGTCACTAAGACAAATACTTCCTGTTAAAATCATAATACTATTCTATTGTTTCTTTAAGTAAATACTTGGTCAAATCTCTGTATTCAGCCCATTCAAGAAATGAGCGAAGCAGATTATAATTATCCTGCTCCATGCCATCGTAGCGATAGCATGTTATTGCAGGACCATAACGTTTCAACGGAATACCTCTGACATCATATCCATGCTTTTCTTTATCATATCCTTCAAATATGAACAAATCAAAATGAAATATATCTGCATTGAATAATTGGAGATAAAATTTCCATTGGCAAGAATTTATGTAATCGGCATCAGTAGGATAAGAATATTTGGTTTTAATATCCCTAATTTCTACGCCATCTATCATATCGGCACATCCTGTTATAATAGCATTCCCAAAGTCCTTATAAAGGCGTATCTCATGAAAGGCATCAGGATGTTCATTCCTGTATGCAAGAGCGGCCTTACATTGTGGTATGTCAAGAATTATTTTGTTCCCATCAATATCAAACGCTCGTCCACTTGGCATTTGTTCCTTTTGTTCTTTCCCGTAATAAAGAAAGGTACGCTCACCTGCTTTAATCTTTTCGCATTTCGGTGTACCTTCTTCCACTATTTTATGAAAAGCTTTTCCAATTCTCGTATATGTATTGCCTTCAAATGCACCTGATATACTGTCAATAACCGATTGTTCAGCTATCTCATAACTGGCGTAATCGCTTTGTTCTATGTATTTTCGGAATGCTTCCAGTTGTGTTACCCTAATAAGTGGTTTCATGCTTTAATAAACATTTTTTTGTCCTTGTCGAATGCGTATCCTTTTGTAGCAAGATTTTTTTGCATTTCAGAGAAGAACGGTAATTGCATGATTTTAGGCAGTGTCTTGGTTGCTTCCATCAATGAGATAATATCTTCATCAGTCATTGCAGCCGCAAGTTGCTCTCGTATTGCTGCAAGCTGCTCGTTGGCTTTTGCTTGTGCTTCTCCTTTTCCTTGAATAGATATTTTGACTTTTGAAACAATGTCAGACATGCAAGTATCAAATTGGATTGTGCCATAATCTGGAATAGTAACAGTTTCAAGCCTGGCAACATTTTTCCCTACAAAATTATCTAACGGAGCAAAAGATATACAGCGTTTACCATTTTGGATAAATACATATCCAACTTGATCTGCAATTCTAACAAGCAGGTCTTTAGATTGCCCGGTACAATCCGGAGAGTGCTTTATCACATCACTGTCTGCTGTTTCTTTATCATGGCAGATAAATATAATATCAGAGCCATTTGAACGAAGAAAATTGACGAACTCTTTGAAATCTTCGCCCATCTGTCCGAAACGTTTTAAAGAATTTGTTTTTAACTTATAGTTGTTTTCAATGGCATATTGGCTCAAATAATCGTCAAGCATAGACTTGGCTGTATCGACTATAATTGTTTTATACTCTTTCATTGCTTCCCGCTCACTATCTATGTCTTTCCAGTTTTTAGCCATTATAGTATCACAACGCTGTACTGCTCGGTCTGCACCTCTGTCGCAATCAATCAATAAGGGGGTATCGGCTGTTGTAGCAACACTTGTTTTCCCACTTCCCGGTACTCCATAAAGTACAATAATAACAGGACGTTCAGGTAGAACGTCATTCTTTTTTACGATTGGCATAATTTTATAATATTAAGTTTAACAATATCTTGGCAGCCCTTGACTAACGCAAAGAAACATCCTTTCGTCTTCGAGTTCGTCAGGTGTATAATCATATTGACTACATTCAAGTTCTGCGCGCAACTCCTCAATGTCTTCTTCTATAAGCTGAATGATTTCTTCTTTTGAAGAATACCCATACTTGGGAAGATAGTCCAAATCGCAAGCTTTGACTTCGTTCAGCTCCTTGTACAGTTCTTCAAGTTCATTTTCCATTGTATTGTGTTTTTAAACCGCCCGTACAAGGTTAAAGGGAAGCGGTGCGCACTTCGCTTCTCTCACGGCTTTTAGTACGGTAATAGCACTACCTTTGATGCGGCTGGAATGAAATTGCTATTTCATTTCCACTGCTTCTCCATTTATTAAAGTATAGAATGTATCTTCTTTGATTGACTTACCGTCTACTTTGAACGCTTTGACTGAAATGATAGGATAAGTGTTCTCATCCCATTCTCCACGTTCTGTAAGCACAATCCAGCATCCTAATGCTCCCTTTGCCTTGCAATCCTTTCCGGCAGCAAGAGCTATGCTTTCTTTGCCGGTAGCTGATGCAGCGCCTTGGTTGCCGGTAGCTGATGCAGCGCCTTGGTTGCCGGTAGCTGATGCAGCGCCTTGGTAGCCGGTAGCTGATGCAGCGCCTTGGTT